GCCAATCTGATTGGCCAACTTGCTTGCAAAGTTACCAAGGTGTGCAAGAGATGGCATAGCACCACCAACAAGACGGCGCAGACTCGTCGTCGTGAGACCCGAATCAGCATGAGCAGCCTCAACATCGGCCATGTTAAGGATCGTCTTACGGACTGCACTCTGGCCGCGAACGGTCTCAAGGTATCCGCTGTTAACTGCGATGATCGTCATCTGGAAATCAGGGTATGCATCGAAGAACCCATACTGGTTATCGAGGACAAGGTTGACCTGAAGAGAGAAGTTACCAAGCGTACCCGGAGCAAGACCAGGGCTCAGTGAGATATCCTGACCCATGCGAAGCATGAGCGGACCACCCGTCAGCTGCGTCGCACGCTTTGGGGAGAACTTGTTCAGACCACCAGCAGATGCTCCATAGGAAGGAGCCCAGACGCTATTAGCATCGCTTGAGATGTCGATAGGAGCATACGTCCCAGCCGTGTTGTACATCGAAGAAGCGATCGGTTGAGGAAGCCCAATGTTCTGAAAGAGAAGTGGGGTGCCGGTGATTGCGACCTGACCTTGAGCGGCAAAGGCCGACCCCAAGTTTCCACCCTGAAGAACAGACGTCGTCGAGTTAGTGTACCCACGCCAGGTATGCCAGTCCATGTCAAGACCAGCCTCGACGGATGCCTGGTATAACTGGTCCTGTGTCATGTTTGCGCACAAGTTACTAAAGTTGTCAAACGTGATCTGCACACCACGAATAGGGTAGTATGTCTCATTCTGCATCTGAGAGCGCTTGCGAGACTTGACAAACACCATCAAAACGTCAGGGATTGATGAAAGAGTAATTGTCTGACTGGCAACCGTATTTTGAATGGATGTGGGCGTGGAAAGCGAGTCCTGCTTAAAATAGCGAGGAAACTCGGTGTATGGCACGTTGCTGATCAGAGGGAGGCTGATATCAGGACCCGGTGTCAAGAACTGGACCAACAGACGTGGGGACGTGAACGGTCCATACGTAGATGCGGTATTGTTCGGGGGGATCAGACGAACGTTGCTAAACGCTCCAGTAATTCCAGAGCATCGGATGAGGTTTCCACCGCTCGGATAGTCACAACCCAACCTGGCTTGCCAGTAAGGGGTGTATGAGTTGAGAGGTACCGTAGCGGCAACAACCTGGCAAGCCGGCGACGGGGCTTGAAGGTTCATAACGAACTGGATATTCGTGCATCCATAGAGGCCGACCGTGTTTAGCTCGAGAGGATCCTGCCAGATAAACGGGCTCATAACAATGGGCTCAGCGACAGTGTACTGGAAGGAGATCTCAGTGGGAACGTTGCACTCTGTAGCCTGGATCAAAACACCATCCGGGGTGACCTGGCCGAGTAGAGTGGAGAGGATCTGCTGAGGCCCTGGAAGACGGATGACGCAGCCTACACTACTAGCAGCTGCAATACCCGTTCCGTTAAAAGCAGTTGAGCCCGTGGCGGTGTTGTTAGAACCAGTCCACACCGAAGGATACGATAGCACACCTGCGGTATTGAGCTGCGCGACCTGGAACGTAACTGCAAGAGCTCCAGCAGTACAGACCACGTTCGTCGCAAGGAGATGAACATTAGTTAGACCAAACACATCAATCATAAACACAACGGGTTGATTTGAACTTCCGCTTGTCGATCCAACGATGGGTGGGAGACCCGGCCAGTAGGTAAAACCAGCCTGATTTGGGATATTCATAACGAACGTTTGTGCGTTCTGATTGGATGGACTGATAATGCCACCAGAAGATGCAATTGTAAACGAGCCATTGCCCGGGCCTGTCGCCGGCGCTACCTGTAGAACGACAGTCTGGGAAATTGCCGGTACGCCTCCCGGCACAAGGACCGGGCGGCCGTTAATAAAGTAGACGTTGTGTTGATTGATCGGATCAACATAAGACCCGAACTGACCAAGCTGGACACCCGTCTGAGGATTCTGGAATGCAATAGGCCACGCACCCGTCGGGATTTCACCGACCGCACTCTTTGCATTTGTGAATGATGACATGTTACCGTTTCCAGAGAGCACATCATCCTGCGTCCACGCATACTGATCAAACTTGGAAGGCGTGGTGCGGATGCGCTGGGTCATGCGCGTGTTAGAGAGCAGGATCTGCTCCTGGAGCGTGTCGCCGTTCGTCACGACACTGCAATCGTTAATCGAGCAGGTCATGTTATTGCACAGCGTCTGCAGCGGGAACGGGCTGAGGTTAAAGTTCGTGCCCGGGCAGACAAACTCATAATAATCACCTGGATACTGAGGATAAAGAGAAGAAGCAGGTGCTGTGGATGAAACCGGTACCGGGCCGAGCTGGTGTGCAAACAGCGTGCGGCGGTATTGCTCCGTACGAGGATCACACCCCTGAATAATATCAATCGATGCAGAGGAACCGATGGCACTAAGAAACCCGGCATCACCTGCAATCGTAGGGCATACAGCCGAACGGATGTAGACACCGGTGTTCCATACGATCTTACGGTCGACGAACACGTTCAGCGAGGGAACAAGGATCTGGTACGTGTGCTGAGTAGAGTTGGCAGACAGCGCAGAGAACGGGGACGTCGAGATGCTCAGTGCACCCTTCTGAACACCATAGACCGGCGGCGTCTGCACGAGACGCGGGTCGTACACGGCTCTGTAAATGGAAGATATCAAAATGGTAAGTGTGCTGCGTTCGAATGCATTGTGCGATCGATGGGTTGTAGACGTACACTTTCTCGATAGTGGCCATTTGTCAATCTATTTTTTGACTAAGATCACTTTGCATGAAACTTAAAAATAGCTACAACAGACCCGCCGTTTGACAGAAGCAGTGGAAGAGTTTCTCCAGTGAACCGATTTCTCCAAAGCACCGAGTACGAAAATGACTTCACAACCGGCCCAGAGGTTAGTGAAACTTTTCTCGTGCCAGTCTGGGGATAGTAAATAACAGGTCCTTCAGATGGGTGGCGTTCAAGGAATGCCTCGGCAACGATTTTATTCGTTCGCCCAGACGTATTATCGGAAGCGCTATCATTATCACGAAGTACAACCGGCTCTGAATTTGGTTGAGGTTCCATTGACAAGACTTGTGCCTCCACAACAATACTTAAAGCAGGATTCCAATGAGTGTACCTAGAAGTCTCTGAACTCACAATCGTCCACGTAAACGGCCTCGCGTTATTAGTGCGGGTATATGGAATATACTGAGGTACTGCGGTAATACCAGTAGTGCCAGCCTCATTACCCACAACATTAGCTCCCTGTGATAGTAGCATCTGAGGTGTAATTTTGAAATTGTAGTACCAATATGCCGTCCTTACACCATTTGACGGATTGATATACTCTGAGCAGTAGACATTGAAACCATTGAATAGGTTAACAAACTGTGTATTGGCGTGTATCTGTATAGATTCGTCATACTTTCTACCATAGGATCCCGAAAACAAATCAAACTGGTTAACATTAGTAGCAAGCACAGGAACCGTAGACTGCCCATTTACCGCACCCCATGAATTTCTGTAGTATGCCAGGAGAGGGTCGCGTGATTCACACCACGGAGATCCAGATGAATAGGAGTCAAGATTGAACGAGAACGTGCTGCCAAAATCACCACTCTGAAGCATATTCGTCGAAATCGAAGGAGCTGATGTCGCCAATTCAGGTGGTGTTTGGTATGTATTTTGGATTCGGTTTTTAGAATATACAGGAGAAAGTGCAATAAATCCAGTAGTGAAGTTTGCAGTTAGGGCGCTTTGGTCATAAACAATAGTTTGAGTATTGCATGTATAAACAACACCATCATACGTAACCGCCTGGCCATAAAGGTATAACTGATCAAAGATAACAGAGCTGAAAAGAAATACACCACAGTAAAGCCAGCCTTCTGTTGAAATTGGGGTTTTTGGTGGCTCGGGTTCGTTCGAAGGTCCATTTGATATGAAAAGCATCATTTCCTTCGTCACAAGATTTGGAGACAAGACAGGAAAGCCCGCAATATATTGAGTGAGAGGGTTGTACACTGCAATCTGTGACAATTGAGTATATTGCGCATTTGCTGAGTTGAAGTACGTTCTGCAGTACAATTGAGACGACAAACTCAAGTCTGTGATGGTCTTAATCTGTGGATAATCCCTAGTAAGAACCTGGAAGCATTGATATGGCTGGTTTCCCTGGGGTGTCGGAGTAATGAAATATTTGTCAATTGGGTCGTCTTTTAGGACACGCTCAAAGGCTGGATTCACAACATCATCGAGGAAACTCTGGATACTGTAGCCGTAATAATAGGAAGAATATGGTGCTGGATTACGGGTTGCTGCATAAGAGTCCTGGGTGACCCAACGAAGACGCGTTGAGGCGGTCATGGGCAATGATGCCACAAATGCCCTATTCACAGTCCTCGGAAGAACCGCCGGGACAACAGGGGTTAAACCATCTGTGTTTTGACTTCCAAATTGAAACACAGCGTTAGGAGAAAATCCAAGAGTTCGCGCCGTTAACAGCTGTTCAGCTCGTGTGTATGACTTTAGATTTGCGAGAACCTGGGTACCGTATTGCGCAAGAAACAAGGTAGCTGGGTTAATATACGTGACGACAGAACTGCCCGTGACTGTAAAATAGATTCCTTTCGTCATTGTATTTCCAGCAGTAAATGTATTTGTGAAGTCAATGTTCATCGAGGAGTGCATTTCAGTAAAGATCGCATTATTGCCATATGGTATATACCGTGAAATTGTTAGTTTATACAAGACATCCGAGAATGACTGTTGAACCGGAGGAGTAACATTGATCTGGGCCGGGTTTGCTGGATTTTGCTTTGTTCCTTGTATACCCGCAGCATTAACATGAAATTTTGTCCATATCATATCCTCAAATGACGACGTACATCCGTTAGGAGGAAGTCCGCCAGAAGCGACAAACGCTTTCATAGCCTTCTGTTGTGGTAACGAAAGTTTGACATCAAACCCAACAATAAAACCACTAGGGCCTGGGGCTGACGTACTAATAAGGTCAATGATATAGAATCCATCCATAGCCACAGGAAAAGGTGGGATGATGTTAGTGCTCCCGGCGCCGTAAAAAAACCTGTCTAGATAGACTTGAGAACCAACATTAATGTCAGGACCGACAGGATTTGATAACACATATGGGATGACACTCACACCTGCATACCCAACAGACATGAGCGAGTAGTCATTAGTAGCAGCATTGGGCCAGGTAACAGCCCATGACCATGATGCACCATTATAAGGAGATGTTACAAAGGTCCCAAATGCACGCGCAAGAGACTGTTCCATTTGTCGTTGGACAAGCGCAACCGTACAGTTCGAAATTGGTTGGCCCTGCCACTCAACTCCATCCGGGTCATTAATACGGAAAAATGTCTCCACACCCTGCACACCAGCCTGATTGCCAAGTGCATCTGAAACAGTATTAGCGTTCACTACACTTCCAGTCGAATTGTACGCATATGGAAGCGGTGATGTACCGACATACATAATTGTCGGGTCTGCCACTGTTCCTTCGTAGGAAGGAAACATAGACCCAGTCCAAACCATATCAATACCAACTTCTTGTTTTAGAACTGATGGATCGCTTGACTTTTGGTCGCGATCTGCAATAAACGTTGGGACACTCTTAGTGTCAACGCGAAGCGACTCTAGACTTACACCATAATTGTATGCGTCTGGTATAATGGGCACGATTCGACTCTCTGAAAAGATAGCAGGGGCTCCGTGCGCACCTGTGTCATTTGAGAGGTTTGACACAATCGTCGTGGTGTAATAGACCGGGTCAGAATCCATCACCGCCGTCATATTTGAAATCGTCCCATCTGGGCGACTTCGCTTATACGGGACACCACCCGACATTCTCCCTACTTTCCAATGATACTATATGTAAGTGAGCAGACCTTATCGTCTGGACTGCCTTCCTTACCAAGCCACTTTTGGTAAGTCGACAATGGTGTGTCGCGGTACAACATACGCGCCGCAACGTGGCGACCACATGTATTTATGTTTGGAGCATCCCTCTGAAGCTTCGATGTACTGTAAATCACCCTCCCACCTCCACGCTGAAAAGGCTGCAACAAATTGTGAAGATGCGGGTGAACCTCGTCCAACTTAATTTGCTGGTTTCGATCGAGCCATACTCGGTCACCGTCAGGCTGTAATCCATATGGATCCAAATACTCAATCAATTGAGGGTTGTGTCGAATTAAGCTAGTCCAATGACCCTCCTGTTGGTTCTCTGTCAAAAAAAGCAAAGCTGCAAGCCCATCCTTTCCGAGGACTGAATCGACCGTCTGACCTTGAAGGTCCGGATAACTAATAATCTTAACGCCTGGAACTATTTTTCGAATATCATCCTCACCGAGTGCATATTGTGCCACGCTTTTCATATCAGGCGCAGGCGCTCCAGAGTCTTCCATTGCAGTGTGACGCAACGTAAAGATGCCCAAGAAATCTTCTGTTAAAATTATTGGAAGCAAGGCCCAGGTTTTCCACGGTAATGCTACACACACGTCTGGTGGTCTTAAGAAGACTGATCTAGTCAAGAATAAGCATGGACGAATTGTTTCCAAAAAGAAGCAGGCGGCCGGTTTCAAGTCACTTCAGTACCTAATCAAGGCAGGATATGAACCCATCAAGGGAAAATTTGGCCACGGAGGCAAGAAGGCTAAACGGGAGGACCTTCCGAAGGACGAGGTAAAGGAGGAGGAACCGAAGGCAATGGAGACGGAGGTCCCGGTTGTAGAAGCAGTGGAGGTTGATAAGCAGGTTGATCCCAGTAGTGGTCCTTAAACGAGGCGTTTCAACTCTTTAATACATTCAGGTATAAAGGTCTCTAGATAGAACTTTTTTACTGAGGATGTCAGTTGAGTTGCATACTCTTCATCATATGGAACGTAGACAACTGAAAGGGCGTGAGGCTGCCATACCACGAAATAAGTGCCCTGCACAGACCGACCATTCGGATACACATCGTAATTTCGCATTAACCACATCGTTCCCTGTATCTGATCATAGTACTGAGGAGGAACACTCCCCTTGTGCTTTTCATATGGATACGTCGGCGAATGGCGAGCATATGCCGGTGCCTTATATTCCAAAAGCTCCACGCGCACATTTCCATCTTCGTCGTGGTACGTCAAGACCCCGTCTGGAGATGCAGCGATCCATTGGGCATCAACATGCTTGAACATACTGGGATACTCAATGAGGTATGAAGACATGCAAAAGACATCAAGAACAGACTCACGAAACGCCTCATCTGCATGCTTCTCATGATCAACTCCCCATTGCATATACTTATTCTGATACTTGTTATCCTCTTGTACGGTAAATCCGACTTTGCCAGCAAGCAACTTTTTTGAGCTCTTGTATGGATTGCGACACACGACAGATGAAAAGTCACTCCCGGTGATTGCGTAACTGCGTGCATTCAACCACCCAACTGATTTTTGTGGGAACGAGACCTCCTTTTCACATTCCTCTTTTGACTTACAAATTACCTTCTTATAAAATTCTAGTGGGTGGTTACACGCAGCTAGAGCCGCCTCTCTCTTCTCTTTGGGTGCGCTAGAGGACCAAGGCAATGGCTCTAACTCTTCAGGAGGAGCCTCATCAGGATCACGAAGCTCGGCTTGCTCATACACTGCATGACGTTCAGGAGTGCTAAAGACCTGCACATGGAATGCTTTGAATCCAAGGTTACTCTGTATCGTATCACGCATACGCTGCATTCCAGAGTCTGCAATCGCTGCAAGTATGCGCTTGAGTTTAGTTTTCTCCATTTTATGTGAGTTTTCGGTAATCGTGGTGAGTTGTGAACGAATGCCCCATCTCCAAAGCCCTCTGCTTTTGTTCAGCAACAGACAGAGAGTTAAAGTCTCCACTTGACACATATGCATGACGAGCTGAATTTGTTGTGACATTACGATCAAATAGACGTCTAAATACATTTCGCTTCCAATCGATAAATGCAGAGGTTGATGTGTATCCCTTACCATCGGGGCGAACAAAGAGAAACTCACGGGGATTTTTAAAGTACGACATACGCACCTCCTTCTTTAAATCGTCTGGGATCTCACGAGTTAGCGTGCCATATGTCTTGGCAGTCTTGTGTTCACTAATGTACATCACAGAAGGGTGTGAATTTGTTATATTTGTTATGATGTTACCCTTTACCCTCTCACAATCTTTATCATTGCAGAAGCGGACATAGGTCAGATCACCTCCGCGAAGAGGTACTATTCTGACGTGAAATGCGACTAGAAGCTGGGTTGGCGACCCGGGTTCCACTTTAGACAAAAGCTCATCCATATCTTTCCATTCATCCCATGATGCCCAGTTCTCAGACTCCTCGCGAGTAAGAGCATTCGATTCAACCTTTTTTAGATATGTGTCATACGCCTGCGACTGGACCCTGCTCCATGCATCATAGTGCTTTGGATCCAAGGGAGTTCCATTCTCCTTTGCGCGCTTGTACAGTGAAAGGACGACAGTTGCATAGGCGCTTTTCAGCGAATCAGATATATGCAATTGCTGGACTGCACCAGGTCGTTCAATAATCGTAGCTATATTAGTCCCAGGAAAGTGCGACTTCAAGGAACGCAAGTGCTTCCGATAGGATTGCTTAGTCTTGGCTGAGATTGCATTCGAAGAATCAATCCACGAAAAAAATTTTGTATCATCCATTTTCAGTATGGACTCTTCGGCACTTCAAACTTCTGGGGTTAGTATTGGAGGTGTCGCGATTTTGGCCATTCTTTATCAAGTGTACAAAGCTGTCAACCATCATCGGATCCGCAGTAAGTGTTGCGGTCGACAACTCGACGCGAGCATTGATATCGACACTACGCCGGCCACCCCTTTACCCGAAAAAGATGGTGAAAAGTCCAGAGACAAAAAAACGACAACGAGCCCCATCGTTGTTGTTCAGAAAAGAGAGAGCGAAGCAGGAACTTCTGAAGTTTAGCCCATTGGCAATCGAACTTCTCAAAGCAGCGGCCAAATTTCACAAGTCTTCAGATTCTCATGGGTTAAAGGTATGCTTAGCAATTTCATGTGAGGAATTACAACCAGAATACAAGCTGTTGTGCCCTCTTTTGACTCGATGGTTTCAGGAGTCGCTCAGCAAGAGATCACCGGCACCCTCGCCCCTGTAGCACGCAAACAGCTTCATGCCACGCTCGACAAGCTCAAAGTCCAGGGCATCCTGAAAGCAAAAGCTGTCCATAGTCCACCAGCACTTCCAGCCGCGCTCGCGAAGGAACGCACGAACCTTCTCCTGGACAAGCGTGTCAATGTTGCCATTCAGGCCGTGCTCAATGCGTGGGCCCTTGACCTGGAAAAAGCCTGGGCCGATGCCAGCAATGACGGGATGCAGCCACTCGACTGTGACAGGCTGCGCCTTGCCTTCGTGGTTCACCGTGATGGTAGTCTTTTTGGCAAACTCATAGCCTTCTTCCATGAGGTCATCAAAGAACTGCTTCGTGAATTGGGGTAGAAGTTGTTCCATGTAGAGCTGAATTTCAATCTCCTTTTGACGCTCGATCTTCGCAACATGGCTCACCACTGCACGCTGCGTCATAGGACGAATCAGCATAGCAAACTCCATTTTAAACGTTTGTATGAAGTTTATTGTGTTTGCGTACTTAACTGTTGAGCGTCGCGAGAAGAGAGTTGATTTGATCCTGGTATTGTGCTGCAACCTCGGGCATTCCACGACGAAGAGCGGCTTCCAGCTGGGCCTGAATGGGACCAATCATCCCCTCGACCAAAGCCTTCGTAGACGGGTGAGGACCCACGCCAGTGTGCCCCTTGTCCATCTTGATAAGCTTCCTCATTGTAACACCAATGTTCTTCTTAGGAATTTTCTTTGCTCCACCGAGACGTGCGAGCAAACGCAGAGTTGCTGTGTCCACTTTACGAGCTTTACGAGGCATTGTATCGTGTTGTGTGTCCACAAACGAACGTTCCAGATATACTAAGTTCACTAAACAAAAAATGGCGAATAAAGTTTTGAATCTCAAGAGACGACCTCGAATCTCGAAGATCTCAAACGTATTTTGCGTTCAGCCCACGAATCTCGATCTCGGAAGTGACTTAAAAGAAGGAATCGAGATCGATCCGAAACGCCCAGGACATTAACCTTTAAGTCACTTCCGAGATTCGAGATTCGTCAGCTGAAACGCAAAACACGTCCGAGATCTTCGAGATTCAAAGCTGAAACAAAAAAAAGAAAAAAAAACACATAGCAATTAAACGCGACGTTTAGACTTCTTCTTTCCCATACCAAAAAAAGCACCCAAATTAGTAAGCGTACGTCCAAAAGCAGGAACATAAGAAGGAACATTCTTAAGAACCTCATCAACAGGCTGTGAAATATACTCATCCAAATCAGGCGTAATGAGATTGTTGACTCCCAAAAACGCACTCACGAAATTCTGACAGTTGTTGTTGAACGGGTCATACCTGAAGAAGGCCTCATTACCAATCACAGCGCGCGTCTTCTCCATCGCAACTCCAATTGTAAGACCCTTGGGAATCTTCTTCACGACATCCATGAACATCTCACCAGGGAAATGATCAACACCTTCAAAGAAGTTAAGACTTGCATTCTTCTCAAAAACGTACTTATTATCCATAATGATCCCAAGATGAAAAAAGTCATCATAGCTTGCACTCTTCTTAGCTTCTCCCCACTTACCGTTTGAAACAAGGTTGAATGCTTGATCAATGTAGCCAGGAACTGGATAGCGACGAATCTTCAGATTTGCAAGTTGCTCGCCTCCATGTTTTGCCATGAAAGCAGCAGTCGAAGGTTTGTACTGTCTTGACGTCCAATAGTCTAGTGTGTTTGACAGGGCGTCAAGAGCACCTGTAACTGTAGACTCCACTGCCTTGTTCAGGACGGACTCTGGGTTCACGAACTCATTTGTCACTTTGCCTGGAGTCTGGCGAAGCAGTGAGTCGGGATTCGTGAACTCGTTGGTAACTTTTCCAGCTAGATTCTTGATATCGTCAAAGAAGGCACCACCACGCTTTTCGCCATCTCCAGTCTTGCGGCGTTTAGAAGCAACCTGTGCAGCCTGTGCTAGGGTAACAGAAGGGTTTTCCTTCTTGAGCTCATGATATGTCTCCTTGACGAGCGTAGACCAGGCACTCGGGGCACGTTTCGTTCCACGTCCTTGGCCCTTCTTAGTCTCATCCACATCTTCACCAACTCCACGGATCGCGTTTATGATTTCTTGTAACCCGGGGTATCCCTGCTTCGGGGGTTTAAAGGCCTCAACAGCATTAGGCGGTGCCTTCTCCTCCTCCGCCTTTGGCGTGTCCATTTTCTCCTCTTCATCTTCCGCGTTTTCCTCAGGAGGAGGGGGTGGGGGTGGTTGATTCGTAATCGCATCAAGAGCGATCTTGTCTGTCTGCATTGCCTGTGTTGCTGCCGCTGCCGTCTGCTCATTCTTACGCTTCTGAAATTCAGCCAATGCAGCTTGCTCCCTCTGCTGTAAGGAAAGGTCAATGTCTGCACTCGTTACTCGAGAAGGGATTCCCTGCATAATCTGCCCACCAGGTTGTAGGTTGAGGGCTTGGACAGCCTCCGTTAACGCTTTCTGTCCCTGAGGAGCACCCGGAGCTGGAGTAGAGGTAAACTGTCCATTTTCAGCCTTTGCCACTTCCTCGTATGCAGCATTGGGTAGTGGCACGCCATTATTAGGCCCAGCCATCCCCGGTGTTCCTAGCACAGGCACCAAGGGATTTGGCTCCAAACGCATCGGCGGAGGCAAGCTAGGGATATGGTTTGTCAAATGAGTTCCAGAGTTAAGTCCCGAAACTGCGACACGCATGCATGCCTTCTGAATCGCACTCATGTAGTAGCTGTCGCTGTCAGCTGGGATACCACCAGGAGCCGATTCCTTGTTTGAGACGATCTTCTCATATTCTTGTTTGACTTCGTTCATGAACTCATCGAGTGCTGGAGTAAAGTTAAAGACAGTTGCATTTGCCGCAATTGTTTCGGCGAAATTGCTTCCATCACCACCAGTTGGAACGCGGTGTGATCCAGTCATTGAAGCAAGCACATCCGTCGTGTTTTCCTGTACACCCTCTTCGTTATGTTGTTGATCATCCTGGGCTTCTGCCATTGCCTCTGCTGCGACTTGTTTATCACCTCCGATGACTTTCTGGGCCTTCCTCGCCGTCTTAGGCTTTCCAAATCCAACCGTAGCGGAAATATCACGCCCTTCTGCCTCTTCTGGATGTTCTGCAAAAAATGCCCGCGACTGGGCGAGAAGATCGTTGATGCGCGTCCGATTTTCCAAATATTCTTCGCGCTTTAGATGGTGATCTCCTATAAAATTCCAGTACTCCTTGTAGTACTCTTTCATCTGCGTGGGATCACCAGCCAAATAATCAGGGAAAAAGCTATCCGTCGTGCCAGCAAGCGGCTGTTTCGTAAATCCCTCTGCCAATGCAATTGTCGCCGGGTCGAGTTCGTACGCCTTGTTTTCAAGAGCAGCGTGATCTGCAAGTGCTTTCTTTGCATTTTCCCAGGCATCCTTACCAGCTTCGAGATAGTTGCTTACAGCATTTGGAACTGTATCGGTAGCCAATGTGTATGCACCATTTGCAATAGGAGTCATTGGACTCATCATACCAGAAAGGTGGCCATACAGTCCATTGTAGAATTTGCCCCATTCAGCCTGTGCTTTGGCTGTAGCGGCACTGGCTGCAGCATTGGTCATGTCAACGTCAGATGCGAGGCGCCCCTTCATTTCCTCGAGTGCATTTTTCTGGGAAAGTTCGGTATTCTTAGCCATAAGCTTCATCTTCTCCTCCAATACAGGCTGGTACTCTTTCAAGATCGCAACCATAGCATCAGGGTGATACTTGGTTGCCCATATACGCGCGTCTTGGGCTACTGCTTTAGCGACTGAGCTATAAGGATTTTCTGCGAAATCCTTAATGGCGTCATTAAAAGATTTCATTGTAAACTTGGCCCTGTCACTTGCCTCATCATATGCTTTAGACACAAGATTATCAGCCACTGCATAGGACATATGACCAAAATTCTCGGTTGTTTGTTTATTGTTGAGATGAGCCCACGGATCAACCCCTGCTGTTGGCTGATGTGCGACTTTATTAGCTTCAGTAGGGCCGTTGCGAAAGAGGTATTTCATCATTGCAGGTGCTCCAATTGCGGAGGCACCAAATGCAGCCCCGAGCATCGTCAGGGCTTTAGCCATAAAGGCCTTGTTGTCCCTCTTGCTATCAGCGTCTGCAGCTCCAGGAATTAGTTGCGCAAAGCCAGGTTTCGCCCCTCCACGGGCACTCTCTTCCACAACCTCTTCTTCTTGGTCTGGCATGGCACCGGTTGAGATGATCCAATTCATCAAGTAGATATGAGATACCTTCTGCTTTGGAGAATATCCAGGGTGGGAGAGTAGAGAGGCACACACAAGCGATGTCATGTCTGCGGCTGTCTTGTATGCCTCAAGACCCTCAGGTGCAGTATCTGGTTTAGTTTCTGGAGGTGTTCCAGTCTCAACAGTTCCACTAATCTGGGGTAGATTTGTAGAAAGAGTGACAGGTGGCTTATTTTGCTGAGGAACTTCAGCAAAAGTACCATCTGCAAGTGTGCGATACGCTCCAGTAAGTAGAGTAGGCGTAATCTGAAGAGTTGAGGGAAACGAAAACGAAGGGCGAGTGACAGTTCGCATAAGCGTAGGACCAGATACCTCTGGAATTGTAAGTCCTGTGTTTTCTCCAGCAGCAGAAGATGATGGAGCTGGCAATGAGTTGATAGCCTGTTGAGATCCAGTTGATGCGAGAGTAAGCCTTGGGTCCTGCATAGACATCCCAGAAGGAGCCTGGGGCTGGAGTGGTCCAGATGGCCTGTCGCCTTCGAAGAGTGAGGGTACAGGTACCATTGACGAAGGTATCTCGTCGTCTTCTTCTGCAGCACCGCCGCGCTTTCCTTGTCCCTGGCGAGAGAGCAAGAACCCACCAAGCCCACCTGCAGCGGCTCCAAGAGCCATTCCTGGAAACAAGCTCGTGGCGAGACCCGCTGCGCCTGCTGCCGCTGCCGCCGACGCGAGTCGCGCATAATCTGCGGCGTTGGCAGTTCCAGACTGGAACCGATCAATCTGAGCACCGAGATTGGTGAGCATAGGAGCAAGAGGACCGACAATTGGATCAATCCGGTCCAAAAAGAAGCCACCAGCTCCAGGGTTTTGAACAGGAGCCCTTTGCTCGTACACTGTCCCAACACGGTTCTTGGCAGCACCGAGGAGCCCATCGATAACCTGGATAAGCTGGCGCATGCGTGTAAGATCTGGACCGTACTGGGAATTTCCAGGCATCTGGTACCATCCCGGAACAAGGAGGTTTGTTGGATTTGAGATCTTGTGAGCCTCCGATGCAATCACATCCATATCTGCAACAGTGAGCAAATGTCCATATGCCATCAAGGAAGCATATGCAGCAGCAGACATACGCTCGATTGCCATAATCTGGTGATTCTGGAATACAGACCCCTGGTTTGGCGTCTCCTTTGGAGGTAGTGAGCCTGGAGTTGTAAGAATCTGGTAAATCGTGCGGAGTGTGTTAAGGATCGGCCCGGTAAGATTCTGGGCCGTCTGGGAAACACCCGAACGAAGAATATTTCCAGGAATTTGGATGGAACGAAGGTCGTCAATTCGAGCCTCCTTATCCTTGATCCTGACGTTATCAATGAAAAGCTGGTCAGCTGCAGAAGGCAGACCAATGGCTTGGTGCCATCCCTGGAGGTCAAGCTTTGCTGGTTGGTTATCAACACCTTTAATCGCATTGTTGGTCTCGTTTAGTTCCTGCCAGGCCTGAACTCCCTGGGAGGGGGGTGGGATGGCTCCCGGGGCACGTTCGACGTCAAACATGACTGCCTGAGCCTGGAGCGTGAGTTGCTTTCCTGCATTCCTTGCATTGATAAGTGCGTAAAGATGATTTGTAGTGCGCTGAGTGCGCGAATCATTGTTGGCAAGTCTGTCTAGGACCTCAAAATCATTAAGTCCCTGACGACTTGCATTGAAGAACGGATTGAGTCCATTACCTGCCATCGTCGATCGACACTCAGAACATATCAATAATCGAAATTATAAAATGATAAATCCCGATTCGTGGATTCTGTGTGTGGCAGCAGTGGTCCTCATTGCAATGGGAACCATTGTGCTATGCCTCGCAGAGTCCGTAGTGCGGGCCTCCATTGGCATCTCATTTGCCGAGCGTGATGCACAGGTCGCAAAAGAGATGGAGGGAACCGGTCTCGACGACACAACTGAAGAGGACAAGAATGAAGAGGAAGAGGAAGAGGAAGAGGAAGAGGAAGAGGAAGAGGAGGAGGAAAAGACTCCAGTCGCGCAGATCGCAACTGAATGTGAGATCCCACTTCCACCCATCCGCATCCCTAATCTTCCTGGTCTTCAGGAGATGGAGGTCGGTCTCAATCTTAGGTGTGTCTTCTGTGCTGACCCGCTCTTCTCCGTGGCATTTCCTGATCTTGACAATTCCAACGCTATCGACAGTGATAAAGATGACTCAGACTGGGAACCACCGGCAGATCCTGAGGCCCCAATCTCGGAGGCGCCGTGGGAACGTAAGGGTGCTCGCCTTCGGCGTACTGGGTGTGTGAGCCCTGTGTCCCCAATCAGCGTGGAGAGCGAGGACAGTATCTAAATGAGTTTCAATCAGATTCAGAACTAGACGACTCCGAATCACTTGCTTTTGCGGGGGCAGGCGCTGCGTCGGGTTGCTTGAACAGTCCACTGCCGTCCTTTTTTGTTCGCTTTGCATCGCGTGCACGTTTATCGTCATGCAATAAATATGCCCCGGTTTCAAAAATAACAACGGGGGGATACGAAGTCCGTAGACACACCCACCGAGAGGGAAGTCCTCTCATTTTCTTGATTTCTCGTGCATCAGCTCCAGCGTATGACCCAAGCAAATTGTTCAACTGCTTGAGACTCGCACCGTTAGGAAATACACAAAATTGGTTGCTTTCTCCTAGCCATAGACGGGTTCGCTTGTAATCGGTCAAGAGATGAGAGGAGTTGAGAATCGAAGCTGATGCATGGCGTCCGGTTGTTGCCACCATATCAACGACCCGCTGAATTGCTTGAAACACTTCCTTCTTTGACCTCTCAAAGCCTTCGATGTCGTCCAAGACAAGCAAACTTTCGCCGAAATAATCGAGTTCTGGAGGGTCGTCGACCCATGTCTCTGGATCAATTCGATCAACCCCCTTTGCTTCATCAATTGTCACATCTTCTTGTAGATAAGACACAAGACGAATTTCTCGTTGAGGCCATAGGCTCTTGTATCGCTTGATAAAATTCTTTGCGATGTACGATTTCCCACTTCCACTCTTACCACCAACCATGATCACATCTCGCCCCTCAGGGTCGTGTGTCGGTTCAAGCGCGAAGCGTTCTCCGTCATTAAGTTCGATAGGCCCCGAAGAGGACCGATTGCCTTGCAACGTTAAAAGATCACCGTCCCTAGTTCCTTTTGGTCCGTAGATTACAGCAAGAGGTATTATATTGTCTTCCTTCTTAAATTTCGAGCGCTGCGGTGAAATCGAAAGCATTGTAATCCGATTATGTGATTACGTGTGACTATTTTTACGCAGAATAATAGCCCATTTCTTCAATCGATTCTGCCAGCGCAAGATCTCTCTCGCGCCTGTCATAATCAGTACGAAGCCACCCAAAAAACTTCGGAGCGATCATGCGGTTGCAGATGGGTGATTTTTTTAAGAATGCATGACCACACTCGTTAAGATGTTTACGATATTCACTCGTTTTAATACCGAATGCTTGCGCGGCGATACGATCAGAAATGACGAGATGCTCATTGTATTCATATCCAGTTTCACATGCTTCGACCCCACCCTTCTCGTACAAAAGCCATAGGATTTCAAAAAGGTCCCTGAAATACGATGTGTCTACGAAGGGCACGTTGCGAACTATGACCCACGGAGAATCGAGATACGGGTCAATGACTGGGTCGTTAAAAAATCTATAAAACAAGCAACGGGCGTGCTGCATAGGAGTTGTCGGCGTCATTCCTGGCATATTTGTGTAGAGACGATTAATCAAGAATTTATCAGGCGGAAAGTTGGCACATCGAAACCAAAGCTTTAAAGGCTGTAGAAACTGGCCATTGACCATGTAATGAATTGGAGAAACGCCAATCGGGAACTTGTACTCTAGAGATCGGCTTATCGTTTGATCCTTGTATGGAGATCCAGGGTACTGTGAATACCTCGTCTTCATTTGGTTAATTTCGTCGAAAAGTACTTGAAAGCCATCGCATAGATAGTGTGATACAATTGTGTGAGTCCTCGACCTGTTTTCATGAGCTTGTGCTATGCATGTCATGAATGAAAAGACATCAACCCTTGTTCCGAGAACAGGATCCCAGGGCGTCCTCCACTGTACGATATCTTCGCGGGGGCGTGACTGAGAATTGACTTCGGAGAAATATGGCTCGCTCAAATATCGGCGATTTATGATGGTCGTTGAAAAAACCGACGAGTACATGTCAAATGCATATGCGAGCTGTTTCTTATAGTCTTTCCAATGAAGCGAACTAGAGACGGGCGAAAGAAAATCACGAATCGCGAAAAGGCGGCGCAGACTTTTATGATCATTGAAGACCTCGTCATGAATAACATCAAAGATGATTGTCATCGAGAAGTATTTTGAGTAGTTCTCGGTCTCGATCAGAAAGATTGGGTCAAACTCAACTGATGCTTCACCGTCTCCGTCAAGGATTAACGAAGTACGAGGTAGAGAGACCATACAATGGTCAAGTGGTACTTGCTCTACATTTGGATGATTTTCAAATGGAGTTTGTGGTACAAAGTGAATTGGGCCTTCAGCCTGAGTGAACCACAGAGAATTGCTTATGAATGCCATACGGTGCCTGACGTGGCGCTTGAATTTCTGAATGCAGATTGCGTGTCCATCGTAGAAATCCATGTATGCACTTCGGAGCATGAAAAATGCAGTTGTCGGTGGAAAAAATTTCATAGCCTTTTCCTGGCGTAGTGTGAATGGTGACATAAGAAGTGCATGCTCGACAGTAGGATATGAGCTTTCGTTTAGGATGCCTACACGAGCTTTGTGGAGAAATGTTTCATGCGAAAGAGTAGCACACTGGGCTACATCCATTCCATACCCCATCTTTATAACTAAAGGAATCACAACCATAAACAAATGCTCAACACTAAAACGAATACGATGCGTAGGGCTATCCATGGGTTCCATTTTGCAACGCTATGCAATGCCTATTTTATTTTATCCGTCACTGAAATGCGAGGTTTGTCTGGTTATTTTTTATGAGGCTTCGTTCCGCCATTTTTACTCCTCCTCATAAAGACATCCTCCAGGGTTCATGTGAGCCTTCTGATTGTGACTGTCGTTCTTGCATCCTTCGCATGTGGGAAAGACGTCCGGAAGACCGTGAAGGGTAATCCCACCTTCACCCTCCGCGTCCTTTGATACGGGCTTGAATGAAGATGAAGATGCATGCTCAAAACGAAGGCGCTTGGCAGGAAGAGTGAGAGGTTCCAGGAACTCCGGCCTTGCAGATGGCGAGGTTTCCTCTGTCTCGTTGGAAAGTACGAATCCAGAGGGAAGGGGCACAACCGAGTCCTTGTTCTCAAAAATGATCTCTTCAGCCTTTAGATTGATCGAAGCAGTTGACTGGTTCACGACTGTCCAATAGTTGACCTTGAACGTCAATGAGACGACAACTCCATCGCCCATGTCACCAGGTCCGACATGGCGCATCTTGTGCTCTCCGGGAGCGAGGGGGCCAGCACGGCGAACAAGGGTCGCCACGGTCTTGGAGCCATGTGAGGTCTCTCCAGTGACCTTGATCATGCGCGTAGCACCATACGAAAGGGAGTCAATTTGATCCTTGTAGACTACATTTGTAGTGTATGGGTTGCCATCGGAGCCTTCCTTGACATCAAATGACTTGACCTCACCGCCACGCCCGCTGATGCGAAAACGTAGGAGAGAGTTGTAGTCTGGCGTTCCATCCGCATTGAAGCGAGCAAGAGGCTTGGGGTACTTGAGCGAAACAGCTGAATTGTCGCGCAGGATAAACTCGGCGTCCTTGGGCGGGAAAAGCTTCTTTGCGTTCGCAATGAGGAACTTCTCAAAGTTGATGTCAAGATCGTGAAATGAATCCCAGATCTCTGGGGTCATTTGAACCGCGACGGTGAGGTTTCCCTTGTACCTGGTTCCGAGGAAGGACTCGAGGTCAGTGCACCCCCATGGAAGCGCAGGCTTCCGGCATGGTACAGGAGAAGTCTGGCGGGCCACCAACTGGATCGTCTTCGCACCACCGACAACATTAACGAAGCCTGTAGTGGATCCTGTCTTAACCGCCTCGAACTCAATAAGACTTGCCCACTTTCCTTTGGAAGGTAGAATGTGTGCCATCGAAACACTGGCAGTTTGCTAGGGAACGCAAAGGGGATCAATGCAACGCACAAAAATCCACTGAATAATTTTATTTAGGACGCTGACGCGTAAATTTACCGTTATTGTATTTCTGTGGCCGAATCCTCGCTTTCAGATTCGTCATCAACTTCTCCTCTAGATCTCTTCCTAGCCAAAGCCGCTGCCTCTCGATTTCTTCTCCTGCGTTCAGCACACACTGCACAAGATGACGGTGTCTGAGTCGCTTGTCGCTTCCCTTCCTCTACGCCATATTTGTATGCGATCGCAAAGAAGGTTTCGTGTAATATTTTGATCGTGTCAGCCGCTGTCACAGGTCCTGGTCCTTGCGCATCTGTGATCATCGAAAGCAAATCAGCGCATCTTTTTGTTCGCTCTATGGCTTTTGATGGGTCTTGTGGTGTTGGTTCTTTGAGGATATCTTGAAGCTCACTTCTCGTATCTTGTAGAAAGGCTTCGTCCATGCGCCGATCGTGCAGAAGCGCGTTTTCAAGTTCTACACGCCTTTTAATTTCCTCATAGGACATTCCTCAGATTTCCTATGCTTCGCAATGCAGGCTATGAGTATTGCGAGTGATCCGATCTCGTCTGCAGGGGGTTCTCCGAAAGCCCCGACAAAGTCACGCGCATTTACGTTTCAGATACGGTTTACTCCGGAGAAGGTTGAGAGTCTCGGAGATGCACTTGCTGATTGGAACCCAGATATATGTCCTACCGACTTATTGAACTCATATGCATGTGGTAGTGTTGCGAAGGTAGAATACGAACACTTTAACACATACACTTTTCATGGTTATGCTGAATTTAAGAATCAGGTACCCGTTGGTAAAGTAAGGGAGTGGCTTGGTCAAGACGCTATACTAAAGGTTGTGAATCTTAAAGATCGCGATACACATTCCACTGCTGCACTTAATCCTAAAGGTAAGATGGAATCATATGATTTGCTCCACAAGGATTGGGAAGCTGGCTCGTCTTGCCGAGAGTCACAGCAAGGTGCTAGAAATGATTATGAAGAGATCAGAGACATTCTTAAGAAGGAGGGAATGGTTGAAGGGAGGAAGATTGTTGCTCATAAATATCCAGGCTTATACATGCGATATCCAAATGGTATTGAAGCGCTTGCTGATATTGTACAGCCAACTACGACAGACAAGGAGTTTACTCCACGTCCCTGGCAAGAAGCTTTAATTGAACAGCTGAAGGCCCCAGCCCATGAACGTTGGATTTTTTGGTTTTATGACGAACAGGGAGGAATGGGCAAGAGCCGTCTAACTACCTACTTGTGTTGCGAGATGAATGCAATTGAGCTTAGTGGTCGTGCTCAGGATATCGCATTCGCATATCAATCTCAGCCAATTGTAATTTTTGACATTTCAAGGCCTACGAAGCTAGAGCTTTGTAATGATTTGTATACATGCGCTGAGTCTCTAAAGAACGGTCGCATTTTTAGTTCCAAGTATATGAGTAAGACGAAGAGCTTCAAGTGTCCCCATGTTGTCTTCTTTTCTAATGCTATGCCGCCTGTGGGGGTTTGGAGCGCTGATCGTTTGCAGTTCATTCAACTCAGCAATCCTGCTCCCTTTTCTGCTGTTTCGGTGCTTATTGATTCTTCACCAGATGACTCGTCTCACGAAGAGAGTACAGGGGTCGCAAACTTCAATAAATCCCTTGCTCTTATCATGAAGCGGCGAGAAGATGAAGCTAAGGCTAAGCGTGATCGAGAAGATGACACTTAACCGAAGTAAGGCATGGTCGTAACACCGCGACCGCGGCGACGGCCCACGCCCGACCTCTGAACCCTATCAGCCTCCCGGAAAAGCTGCTTCGACACGCTGTTCGGGTTCAGGATCTCATTGCCGAGCCTCTCCCCCCACGTCTCTGGCTTTGAGAGGGTATTGAAGAAGTCACCGAGAAAGCCACCACGGCGCTTCGTCCGGCGGCCCATGCCCGTCAGGCGCCTGACGGCCGTGACGGCCTTCCTGATAGTCGCGGCAGAAGGGCGACGAACAACCTGTCAGGGATTGGAGCGACGATTAGAGACTTGGTTAAGAATGTTGCGTTTGAACAATACTAACAATTAGCAGCAGGTTCCACCATGGGAAAGGCGGTCGAGCGCCTTCAGCTTCGCGCCAAGAACCTCAGCGTGCTTTCGCATACGGGCAATGGAAGGGTGGTCTCCGATTCGAGTGTGGAGGGCGCCGGCGCGGTAGGCCCTATCACCAATGCGTTCCTGCTCACGACCAGCAAACCTTGTTCCACCAGACGTGTATGGATCCATATAGATAGGTCCACTAGTCTCAATCTCACGCATAGCCAGTGTGGCGTTTGGGATGTGAGAGGTGTACGTAAGGTATGATGTGGCCAGTTTTTCAACGACCTTCATATCCTGATCAGTAGGCGGATTCTGCCCCCCAAAGCCGCGAATATGCCTAAAGTCCGCGTCGGACTCTAGCGACTTACCGCTCCACAAACCCTGTGGGTAGCGGATAAGATAATCGCGGTCTGGGATGGCATGCACGTTCATATTGAACAGAGTAACACCAGGCGTAGCCATGTCGGACGTAAAGAATTTGTTATCATCCCTCTCCATTCCCGTTGCCGGTGAAGGACGCGATAAGAAGAGGGCACCCTCGTGCGTATCGCCTTCGTAACTCACCATTTTCAGCTTTTAATTTACACTATTTGTCTTTTACAGTGTATTGCTTTGCACGTTTAATGCAAACTATTCGATTATAGTAATACAAAGTAGTCAGAGTCTCTACACGTGGAAGCGCTTCTCGTAGATTCGCTTGTTTACTTTTATGCTTGGACTCTTTCCCCAAAGAAGGTAGTAACTAAGAAGCCCCGCGCGAGTGGGGTCGCGTGTTGCTAGGTCCTTCTTATGTCTTGTGCGGTATCTACTTCGCTGGGTTTTGTTGCGTGTTTTTGTGTAGTCGTCCATGCCAAGAGCACCGAACTTCGTCCGCTTTCCATTCCTGAATTCGGCGACCCACTTATGCTTTCCGTCATTCGACTTAGAGAGCTTCATTTCAACCAATTTATCACTGAGCTATTCGGAATAAGGCCAATGCCTTGGGGAATGGCATTTATGGCGGCCGGGATGGAATTAAAGGCATCCTCCATTTGCTTCCAGGACAGTCCTGGAATAAAACCCCCACGACGCCCGCGACGGCCGCTACCAAGGTATGGCATGGTCGTGACACCGCTACCAAGGTATGGCATGGTCGTGACACCACGGCCCCTACGCGCAATCGCCCTTTTAAGCGCGGTAACAGCCTTACGCACTGTGGGTCTCCCCTTAGCTTTGTAGTGACTTGATGCAGGCATTATGCCCCCTTTTGTGTTGTATCGCTTCCCTTTACTCGTGTAGTGATTAGCGGCACACTGTAAGTTATGAATTAATGAAACAATGTGTTTACTAGAAAAGCTTTGGGATTCCGGGAATAAGCCCGCTCATCATAGCTCCAGGCAAGCCTAGAAAGGCAGTCGAAAGACCCTGCTTCCAAGCGTCACTCATACCCCCACGACGCCCGCGACGGCCGCTACCAAGGTATGGCATGGTCGTGACACCACGGCCCCTACGCCCGATTACCCTCTTTAGCGCGGTGATTGCCCTACGTAGTGTGGGTCTCCCCTTCCTTGCTGTAGCCATTATGCGTCCTTCTGTATATCCTTTCCTTTCAGTAGTGTAGTGATTAGTGGAACCACGTAAGTTACGAAATCCTTAAGTAAGCTGCGCGCGAGAAGCAGTAGAAGAGCAACTAGTGCTGTTTTCAAGTGTTTGTAGTCAGTGGATTCCACTACAGACTCAAGTACCTTTGTTGCATTGGGATCGGTTGTCACACCACGCAAGACTTCGTCGAAGTCCATTGTAAACAGAGTTGCAACTCTACGAAGATTCAGGTCTGAACGCCGTCCCGTCCCTAAAGCGCTTTCCGCCTATGTGAACCCCCGCCGGGCGTTGACTCAGAAGGTCGGCAACTGAAGCAGCGCCTGCCGGGATTACTGCTTTGCGCGAAGCCCAGCTTTGTGAAGCCGCAGCAGAACGCTTGTCCTTGGCTCTCTGTTCCTTCTCGGTTTTCGCTTGAATCGTGGCCTTGAGGTTCTCGTACAGCGTGGTAATCTTGATAAGCTCTTCCTTCGTTTCTCGCTCAGAGATCTCGGCTGCTTCAGCCCGAGCTTTGTACGAAGCAGCTTGCGCCTTTACATCGGCAAGGCGTGCTTTAAGGCGCGAGACGCGTGAGGTCGTACGATCTGAGGTGTCGTCAGTGCTTAGGGAAACCGGGGGAGGATCTGAGTGGGATGATGGCGCTGGGGAAGTTGATGACAATTTTGCCACAAGCTCGGAAAGCTTTTGCATCTGCGCCGCTAGCGCGTCCACACGGTCGCTGGCATCAAGGTTCTCGTGATCGCGGTCAAGCATCTGCTTCTCGAGATTTGATGCATACTCCTTCAAATCTCCCAGCTCGATGCGATGGCCGGTCGTGTGCGCTTCAAGATTATCAACCCTCTTTTGCATCTCTCGAACTTCATTTACTACAATCGCATTGTCGCGTGAAGAGTTGCTCTTCAGAGATGTAATGCATCGTTCCAAATATTCCTGGCTCTCCTCTAGATTTGCAATGCGCCGCGTTGGGCTTGAAGTAATGGCCTGAGAATGGAAAACGAAAAGGAGCGATCGTAGGATAGCACTTAGGGTTATGTAAACTTTTTTATACGCCGGGCCTAAGGAACAGAAAGACCACGTCCAGATGATGGAGGTTGCGGGTCGCCGTT